AAATGGAAACTATGTTGAAACGTGTGGTAACCACTATGTACTACTTGTTACTGAACAAGGAGATGCAACTCCTGCTTTGATAACAATGAAAGCTACACAGCTTAAAAAGAGTAGAAAGTGGAACTCTATGTTACTTAATCTTAAATTAAATGGTAAGAATGGACTATTTACTCCACCCTCTTACAGTCACTTTTATCGCCTTAAAACTACAAAAGAAGGTAATGATAAGGGTAATTGGTGGGGTTGGGAGATTAGTAGAGAATCTCAACTTGAGGATGCTAACCTTTACAATATCGCTAAAAGTTTTGCTGAAAGCGTGAATAAAGGTGAAGTTAAAGTTAAGTATGAAGAAGATTCTTCTACTACTACTGATGAAAAGGTTCCTTTTTAACTAACACGGGGCGGGCAACCGCCCCTTTTAATTTATGAGAGTATATGGAAGAAAGAGTAAAAAAGTTTAAGAGTATATTTTATGGACTGGATCGCGCTTATGGTCAGTATAAAAGTGATGGACAATTAGTAAATGGTAAAGCTAGTGGTAAAGCTTTTATATTAAAAAAACCTGTTACTGATCAACTATGGATTGATCATATAGAGGGAAAAGATCCTAGTCTTGGTATTATACCAATAAGAGATAATTCAACATGCACATGGGGTTGTATAGATATAGATACATATCCATTAGATCATAAAAAAATATTAAGAAAAATAAGAGATTTAGACTTACCTTTGGTTATGTGTAGATCAAAGAGTGGTGGTGCACATGTTTTTATTTTTTTAAAAGAACCCGTGCAAGCGAAATTAATTCGTGATAAATTACAAGAATGGGCAGGAGAACTAGGTTATGCAAATTGTGAAATATTTCCAAAGCAAATTGAAATACAAGCGGATCGTGGCGATACTGGAAACTTTCTTAATCTTCCCTATCACGGTGGTGATGATTCTATGCGCCATGGCTTTAGTGACGATGGTAGCGCTAGTAGTCTTGATAATTTCTTTTCTTTATATGACCGTTATTGTACGTCCGAAAAAGATCTAAAAGAATTTAAAGTTAAAAGAAAAAATGACATTGAGTTAAATGATGGACCTCCTTGTTTATCAACATTGATGTCACAAGGAATACCACCTGGAGGGAGAGATAATACTTTGTATCAATACGCCGTGTATGCAAAAAAGAAATGGCCAGATGATTGGTCAGCAAAGATAGAAGAATTTAATTATAAATATATGGAAACACCTTTATCGGCACAACAAGTTTTAAAAACAATAAAACAACATGAGAAAAAAGATTATCAATATAAATGTAAAGATCAACCAATGTGTGCTGTATGTTCATTAAATATTTGTAAAGGTAAACAATACGGTGTGGGTAATACATTTGAACATCAAGTTAGTGACTTAACAAAGTATGAAAGTGATGAATCAACGTGGTTTTTAAATATAGACGGTAGAAGATTAAAATTGTCAACAGATCAGTTGTATGATCAACATAAATTTAGACGTGCTTGTATGAATGAAATAAATGTCATGCCTAATATGATGAGACCAAATGATTGGGATAGTAGGTTACAATCGTTATTAGATAATGTTGAGGTTATACAAATGCCACATGAAATTACAAAGACAGGTAGATTTGAAAGTTTATTAGAAAGATTTTTAGAAGATCAAGGAGAAGCAGAGCATGCCGATGAAATTGATATGGGTAAAGCTTTGTTTGAGCAAAGAGATTATACTGATAAAATAAAAGATGATAAGGGTGAAAGAGAAATAACTGTGAAAAAAATGACTGCTTATTTTAAATCAGAATGGTTACAAAAGTTTTTAAAAAGAAATGATTTTAAAGATTTTAGTACAACTGAAATGGCTGCCCACATTAGAAATAAATTAGGTGGCGGTGATACAAGAAGAAAAATAAAAGGTAAGACAGCTTATCTTTGGTTTGTTCCTTGGTTAAGAAAAAATAGTGATGAGTTTTCTACACCAGACATGGGAGAGGAGACACCGTTTTGAGAAACATTATATTTGGACCACCAGGCACAGGTAAAACGACACACTTGCTACGTATTGTAGAAAAAGAGTTACGTGAAAATAAAGTTAATCCAAATAAAATTGCCTATCTTGCTTTTACAAATCAAGCAGCAGATGAAGCATTGTCGCGTGCTATTTCACAATTAAATTATAATACAAAAGACTTTATGAACTTTCGTACACTACATAGTTTAGCATATAGAGAGTTACATTTAAAAGAAGAAAACATTATGAGTGATGATGATTATTCTCATCTATCAAATAAATTACAAATAAAATTAAGTAATCCAAATAAAAATTTTAAAGCTTATGGTACAAGTTTTCCGGATGATGTGTTCATGCAAGTCATTGATGGTGCAAAGATACGAGGACTTACAACAGAAAACTTTTTTAATGATCCAAGTATTGGACATCTACCAGGCGGTATTTTAAAATTAAAATATATTGATGAAGCATTAATTAAATACAAAAGATCTAGAAATAAATATGACATGACAGATATGATTGTAGATTTTAATAAAAAACATTATGACCTCATGCCAAATTTTGATGTTGTTATTATTGATGAAGCACAAGATTTAAGTTGGTTACAATGGAAAATGGTTGAACGTGTTGTGAGTAATGCAAAACGTGTTTATGTAGCAGGTGATGATGATCAAGCTATTTATCGTTGGGCAGGGGCAAGGCCAGAATACTTAATGAATATGGAAGGAACTAGAACCATTTTAAATAAATCATATCGTTTATCACAAGCTATTCATGCAAAAGCTAATAAACTTATTAAACGTATAGAAGATAGAGTTGATAAAGAATGGACAGCGCGTGATGAAAAAGGTCAAGTAAATATACATCCTGTTGAACAATTACAAAAAATGAAAGAAGGAGAATGGTTAATACTTGCAAGAGATAGATATCGTTTAGATAAGTTAGAAGAAGATTTAAAAATTTATGGTTACTTCTTTGAGCGAGGAGATAGAACATCTATTAATAAACGTGTGCATGAAGCAATACTTGCATGGGAAGATATACGAAGAGGGAAAGCACTTGATGTTAAAAGAGTAAAAGCTTTTTATAATTATATTAAAACAGGAACCGGTGTTGATAAAGAATATAAATCAATGAAGAATATTGATAAAGAAAAATTATTTACTTATGAAGCATTAACAAAAGACTATGGATTAAAAATAGATAAAGAATTACCCTGGTTCAAAGCACTAGAAAATATTCCAGATGAAAAAAGAACTTATGTACGTATGTGTTTACGTCGTAAAGAAAACATTAGACGCGCACCACGGATCAAATTATCAACAATACATGGATCAAAAGGTGGTGAAGCAGATAATGTTATGCTACTAACAGATTTATCTTTTAAGACTGATGCAGAGTATTGGAAAAAAAGAGATGAAGAAAGACGCGTATTCTATGTGGGAATGACGCGTGCAAGAAATACTTTAAACATTGTTCGATCACAATCGGACAGAGAATTTACGGAGGCATTTTAATGTTTACAATAGAGACTGCTTTGAAGCAGGTCAATGTAACAGAAAAGCAAGTAAAAAAAATACGTGCTGAGTTACCAAAACTAAATCGTGAAAAAGTTGATCATCAGTTGAAAATATTACTACTTGATTTACAATTGTTGCAAAATGATTTACGGTCTATTAACACAAAGGAGAAAGATGAAAACTAGAGAATATTTAGATACAGCGGCTAAAGTTGTTACTGGTCAACGACAACGCGATTACGGAAATAAATATGAAAATCATAAAAATATTTCTGATTTGTGGAGTGCTTACTTAGGTAAAAAAGTATCTGCACATGACGTAGCTATATGTATGTTGCTTGTCAAAGTAGCAAGACTTAAACATAGAACCACAGAAGATTGTTACATAGACATGGCGGGATATGCAGCAATTGCTGGTGAAATAAATGATAAGGATAAAGATGACACAGATACCACTATTTACCCCACCGAGTGAATGGACACCACCAGAGAGAGTACCAGATTTATCTGATGCCAAAGAAATCGCTGTAGATTTAGAGACAAGTGACCCAAACATCAAAACAAAGGGTCCGGGTTGGGCTATAGATGATGGTTTTATTGCAGGAGTAGCAATAGCTGTAGAGGGATGGAAAGGATATTTTCCTGTACGTCATGAAGGTGGTGGTAATTTTGATGAAAGTATTATTAAAAAACAAATACAAAAAATCATGGAACTACCATGTGATAAAATTTTTCATAATGCTTCTTACGATGTAGGGTGGCTTAGATGGTGGGGTGTTGAAGTAAAAGGTAGAATTATTGATACTTTAATCGCAGCACCACTGATAGATGAAAATAGATTTAAATATGATTTAAACACACTTGGTAAAGATTATTTAAAAGAAGGTAAGTCTGAGGCATTATTATATGAAGCCGCAAAAGAATGGGGCGTTAGTGCAAAAGGAGAAATGTGGAAATTACCTCCTATGTATGTTGGTCCTTATGCAGAGCAAGACGCTGATCTTACACTTAGACTATGGCAATATTTTAAAGTAGAATTAATTAAGCAAGAGTTATCAAGTATCTTTGACCTCGAAACACGGCTCTTCCCATGTTTACTTGACATGAAAACAAAAGGTGTTCGTGTTGATTTAAACAAAGCAGATAAAATAAAAAAAGATTTACAGAAAAAAGAAGATAAACTTTTATTACAGATTAAAAAAGATACAGGTGTTGATGTTGATATATGGGCGGCAGTTAGTGTAGCAAAGGCATTTGATAAATTAAATATTAAATATGAGCGCACACCAAAGTCTAATCAACCAAAGTTTGATAAAAACTTTTTAGTAACACATCAACATCCACTTGCTAAAATGGTTGTTACAGCAAGAGAGTTTAATAAAGCACGTACAACTTTTATTGACACAATATTAACACATTCTTATCACAGTAGAATTCACGCCGATATCAATCAAATGCGTGGTGAAACAGGAGGAACGGTCACAGGCCGATTTAGTTATAGTAATCCAAACCTACAACAAATTCCTGCACGTAATAAAGATATCGGGCCGTTGATACGATCAATCTTCGTCCCAGACGAAGGTTGCAGGTGGGGGTCATTTGACTATAGCCAACAAGAGCCATCCCCCCCCCCCTATTT